TCAGGGGCTTTCTTAGAAAGAGCCGCGAGTCCTTTATTTCCTTCAGGAATCGGCTTACCGCCTTTCTCTACTGAACCTCCACCACCGAAATATCCTCCCATAGAGGCGTATGGGTTAAATGCTCCTGCTGTACCTCCGGTCATAGAGTACGGATTTTGTGCAGTAGTTCCTGAGTACCCTGTTCCACCAGCCAGTGGCCCTGCACCAGTTAAGAAGTTTGCGTAACCAGACATAAGCTGTTGTGGTAAATTATACTGTCCTACAAAATTCTGATAATTAAGATCCATCTGAGCTTGATTTCTAGCTCGGTTCATTGCGCCTATATTCATCATATTAGACACGTCACCTTGCATCAATCCAGGAAGCATCCCAGCATAACCAGACATTGCCCCTGCCCCTCTTTCTTGTCCCCCTGCTAGTGTTCCTGCAAGTCCACTTAACGCAGAAGAGGCCCCAGTCCCCATGCCGTAGAGCTGTTGCCCTCCTGACGTAAGCGCACCCGAAGTGCCCATTCCTGCTCCGTATCCTTGTTGCCCAAAACCAGCAACGGTCGAAGCTAGTCGTTCTAATCCTGCTCCTCTTTGTGAACCTAGTCCAGCAATTTCACCAGCAGCTCCACGTCTAGCAGCTCCACGTTGGCCTGCTACACCAGAAAGTAAAGAAGCTAATCCTGTTCTTGCGCTTCCTGCTTGAGCACCTAATCCTGCAGTAGCTCCAGCAGCAGCTGCCTCAGCTCCACGTTGTCTTCCAAACTCACCCATAGCAGCTGATCGTGAGCCTTCAAAACCACGACTCCTGATTCCTGCAACAGCATCCATTAATCCACGACCTGTTGCTTGATCAGATTCTTGTTGTGTAAGTTGTGATCTTGCGCCTCCGAAAGCTCCTTGTCCTACTTCTCCAGCTCGTCGTCCAATATCGCTTTTAGCTTGCGATTCACGAATATCTTTCATCGCTTGCTGAACTACTTGATCCTCATAAGGATCCATGTACTGACTTATTGAAGAAGGATCGAACCCTGCCGTGCTGGCCCGTGTTTGTTGTAACGCTTCTTGTATATATGGGTCTTGAGCAGTAACTGCGCCTCGTCCTATTTGAGCTGCTTCAGTTAATCCTGCTAATTCATCAGCTCGGCCTGATCTAATTCCTGCGATACCTTCTGTTAAATACGGGTCAGACATAGTCTGGCCTTCTCTAGCTAGACGTTCAGCCTCAGATAACTGACCACGAAAATCACCTTCCGCACCTACGGCTCTATCTAATCCTGTGCGGGTGTAGTCTTCTCCTTGTTGTAGAGAACGTAAAAGTTGTGCTTTTGCTTCAGAGGTTCCTCCTGCTAATGTAGCAAGAGCTTCTTCACTTAAACCTGCAGCACGATTAAAATAAGGTTGAAATGCACCAATACCTTGATCAGCCATTCCCATTGCAAGTTTTTCTCTAGGAGAGAAATCTGCAATACGTTCACCTGTATAAGTAAATGGACTGCTATCGGCAGCTCCTAAGTTTTGGAACTGACTTGCGTAATACTGTTCTACTCCTGGAAGTAGACCAAAACGATTACCACCCCCTGTTAAGAGGTTGTAAATATATTGGTCAGGAGCCTGATAACTATATGCAGTTTGATTCTCAGCCATATCGTTCATCACCAAAATTTATTCTATCAAGAGCCGCGATTCCTTGTTGAAGGTCGCCGCCACCCATTCGTCTCACGCCTTTAGCGGAAACAACGTACTCGTTAGGACTAGCCCAAATCGGAACTAAATCTTCTTTCTCGCCTCCAGGACCATCAACTTCACCGCCTCCTAGAAACATTTTACGGTTAAGGACTGTACCCCCATCTTCCATTTCTATAGTGTCTGGATCTATTCGAGAAGTTGGTTGATTTTTAGGTTTAACTGCAGGGACTAGTTTTAGTGTGTCGTCTTCGCTTATCAACTCTTGTCCTAGTATTGATCCAAGAGCTTGCAAAATGGACATCAGACCCATGTTAACACCTGTCCCAGCTCCAACTTCTCCTCCATCGCTCATACCTATAGGTCTGTTTCGAACCTGTCCCGCTTGAAAACGAGGTCTTGGAGCGGTAATAGTACGAGGTGTGTCATCTTCTCCTACGGCTGCTTTTGCTGCAATACCTAACCCTGTTCCAAGAGACTTCCCTAGTTGCTGAGCAACCACAGGATTATTTTCTAAATATCTTTTTAGTTGTTCAAGTTTTGACTCAACGTCTACTCCTTCTAAATCAACAGGAGAAGCAATATCTTGATCAGGTAAAGAACTTCCAAACTCGTCAATTCCTTCTCGACCCTTTAGATTAACAGGAGAATTAAGTGAGTCCATAGTTTCAGTTTCTAGCTTAATCGCTTCATTCATATTCCTTAGTTCAGCGTCCATCGCTTCGGCTGATAGAGTGTTTTCTCCGAGACTTTGCTCTTGTAGTCTTCTAAGCTCTTCTAAAGTTTGTGAAAAATTAGCGTCTAGTCCTGCAGCAGCCCCAACACCACTCGGAGTACCTTTACTCGCTCTCAACGGGGCATCAACGCGATTACGGTAGCGTTCATTTAGAGCGTCAACAAGTTTACCGCCACCAATATTTCCAATACCCGTATTGGCTCCGTAAGTGGCGTATTTATTAAGTATTTCAGTAGTTACGTCAGGAGAGATGCCTATCTCGGCATTTTGTTCAATCATCTTACGAGCGTTAGATTCAGGATTAGTCATCGAATCCATTAAGGAGGCTCGTTGTTCGTCGCTAAATATACTCGTCATAAATTACCCAACCTCTACAACTATTGATCCGCTTGCAATCACCTGTATTTCCCCTAGATTAGCTGTAGCACTGAGTCCAGAGGTAGTGGGCGTGGAGATATTCTGCCACGAATCTCCCAAATATACCTGAAGAACACTTTCAGTTGTATTCCAAATAATACTCCCAGCTTCGAATTTCAACTCGTCTCTTTCGTCACTTGTAAAGACAGGAGTTTTATCTGGATCGACCCTATCTAAACTTAATTCTAAAACTCTAACAGCTCTATTGTACGTGTAGTTACGAACCCAAGGCTCTAGCTCAATAGGTAATCTTCCCTGTAAAAGTTTAGTCATCTTCTTCCATTAGGACGAATATCTAAACGAGTGCCGCCAACTCTAAAACCTACCCCTAGTTGTATTCCCTCAGACGCATCATCATCTGATTCAAAACGGACTACGGCTTGTCTTGCACGTGCTCGCATATCTATTTTAGTAGTGGTCGCTGTAAACGCTGTTGTACTATCCGTAGCTAAAGAATCCCCAGGATAATTACGAGTTTTCAATACAGTGTTAATCTGTTGTCCAGAACCCCCTGTTCCCGTAAAACTTACGTCTGGAATCATGCGACGAACAAACTGGAAGTTTTCGCCTTCTCCAATATCGAAATCAGCAGATTCTATATAAACGTCAGTCATAGGAGAACCATCTGCATCGTTCCCAGATTCATGATCATAGATATAGTAATTACTACTCGCTGCTCCCGCCGCTCTAGGATTATTCTCCACCCCTTCATCAAGCCACGCGGTACGAGCTAATTTACCAATAGCCCACACTTTATCAACGTAGTTGTACGTTACATATCTATCAGGTAAGTCGGAATCGCTAGAATTATAAAACCAGCCTACTTCATTAAATTGACGATTAAGAAGTGCAAAAAACTGGAAGTTCTGAGATTCATTAATATCGTCAAACACATAACTATGTACACTACACTCTACAGGTTGAACAGATCCGTTATAAACGTAGAACCCTTTACGATCCATCCAGAAAACACCTGAAGGTGAGTTGACTGCTGCATTCGGGCCAATTAACCCCACACCTTCGTTAACTAGGTTAACGCCAAAAGTGAGCGGTGCACCTATAAACTGTAAACTATATAGTGCGGTATCTGTCCAGATTAGCGTTTCTTGTCTAGCTCGTAACCCGCCTATGATTTGTGACCCTGAAGAAAGCCGTAAGTTTCCTGCAGTATTCGTACTTTTCGGCTCCCACTCTAAAATATTTTCTTGATCACACCAGCTAATTAACAACGGATCAAGAACATTGGAACGAGTTGGGCCTGAGATTGGATCAGAACCAAGTACTAATACATGACGGTCTACTGCAGAAACTAAAATCTGAAGACCTAGTGTTGGAGGAAGGTTAGCGTTTGTTACATCTTCTAAGGCTTTTGCTCTAACTGAAACAGTGTCTGAATTATCCCAGAGAAAAATACCTCCTGCTCTTACGCAAGAGACCATATCTTCACCAAAGTTATCAATAGACCATAACCGTAATTGACTAGAAGCACTTAATGCACTAACTGATCCAAACGTACCGCTACCCCAAGTACCAGAACCGTATCCAGAACCAGATACGAAAGTGTCTAGTCCAATATTAATTTGATAAGCTCCAACTACGCTGCTGCCTCCGTTACCACTATCACTAGCATTAGCAGTGACCGTGGTTCCTGAAGTATCTTTCGCAGTAAAAGTGTAAGCATTAGCACTTGTTACTGTTGCAACTTCATATTCTTGATTAAGAACAGCCGCTGTAACTAAACCGCCTAACGTAGCAGCTCCGCTAAACGTAACAAAATCCCCTGCTACTGCTCCGTGGTTCGTATCTGTTGCTGTAATAGTAGAAGAACCATTACTGGCTGAAAAAGTAACATCTCCTGCGCTCGTAGTTAAACGCAAAGGAGTCACGTCGTAAAAAGCATCTCCCTCTTGGATATACAGTTTTAGACGAGTTCCAATACCTAAAAATCTCGTGCCTTGAAGATTAACCCAAGCGTGAAGTTTACGCCCAGTTCCTTGATAGGTATTAAGAGAGTTTTTAGCCCAGCCGCCTATCTTTTCTGGAAATCCTTTTCTAAACCGAACTAAGTTACCGTCAAACCACCCGTTTTCAGCGGTATATGCTGTACCTTCTTTATTTATTCCAGGATTAAAAATAAACTTCTGAAGAGGCATTACTGATACTCTCCTGTTCGTATAATTTCTGTAACTTCTACAGCACGATCTCCCACCTGTTCACTCCACTTAGAGTCCATAAACTCATCAGCTGCTGTATCGAAATCCTCACGAGCCATCGCTTCCAGTGACTTTACAAAACCTCTCAACCTTGTTTGACCAAGATTGAAACTAATGTCTATCATAGCGTCTTGTCGAGCTTCATCTAGTCCTGCGAACCAATAGTATTCTTCTGTAAGTTCTTCTCGAACTCTTTTAATGTCATTACTTAAAAGATAATCAATTTCATCGTCAGAAAGCCCTAGTCCGTCCTCACTTATGTTGCGACCCACTCCTATTGTTTCGTAGCCCGCACTACACAAATAAACTTTGTCTCGAACTCCTTCATGTTTTCTTAACATCTCAGTCAATTCACTCATCGACTTCCTCCTTGTTATCGGATTCTCTGTAATAGTCAATTATAGATAAAACTTGTCTAATGTATCGTTTAATTTCAGCCATATTATACGAGAGGTTTTCGTAGCCTTTCGTAGTTAAAGAATACCATGCGTTAGTTGGAGCATTTCCTTCTTCAAGATCAGTTAAATATTCCTGCATTGTTTCAGGGGTAAGTACCGTCCATTCCACAGGCGAAGAACTAATACTATTAGGAAGAGGAGGATGATAAAGAGGAGCCTGTTTTACAACAGTAATAACCTCTACAGGGGCAACTTCTGGGATCTCTCTTTTAGATCCTAAAAGAGAACAACCACTAGCCAGCAGAAGTAGCAGTAAGAACAGGATCAGTTTCATTAAATTGTTGTGGGTCAGTGATGTTTTCAAGTTCAGTTAACACCTCTTTAGTTCCTTTGTTTATAATTTTCTGAATTAACTTAGGCTTTCTTAGGGATAGCACATCCATATTGTGCTTCGCGAACTTTTTTCTAATAGTGTCAACCTCTACCTGAGCTTTTTGATTTTCTTCACTCAACCTTTCTACTTGAGCAATCATAAGTTTTTGATTTTCAATAGTTTGTTCAAGGTTTTCATTTTGTTCTGCAATCGTACTTTCTAAGATTTTTTCATTCTGAATTGAACGCTCTAACTGTAACTGAAATGAATCAAGCTCTGCTTGTGATTTATCGTAGTAAAGTTTAAAAGCCCCTGCTAAAGCAATTAAAGCAATTCCTAATCCTGCACTAAGTTTAAACCCTATCATTTTCTCGCCATGTATGCGGTAGCTCCGAAATACAAACCTACAACACTAGCTTGAGATAAAAACAACATATCACTTAATGAAGCTAATGTAGAGAGACGATCAGCAGGAACGAAAGGAGCAAGAGGAAGTAAAGCAAACACGCACATACTGATCATAGCCACCCAAGCCATTTTACGCTGGCTATCGGCTTTTTCTTCTTGAAGCTCCAGCTGCAACATTTCTTGATGTCGTGCGAGTTCTTCATCGCTTACTATCCCGTCTCCGTCTGTGTCGTACTCCGCATAACGAGATTTTGGTTCAAGTTTTTTTGCATTCATAATCTATCCATCGTCTTTTTTAACCTTCGGGTCTCTAAATATATATTTAACCCCTGCTTCGCTCGTTAAGATCTCTCTAACTTCACAATATCCATCAAAATGTTTAGTTTTACTGTGAACCCAGTTATGAACCCCAACGCTTTGATGAATTAAAGCATCACGATATTCTAAACAACTTGTTAATTCAGTGAAGTACAATTCAAGGTTAGGTTCTCCTTGTTTCAGGATAATTAACACGAAAATCATCATTGTTCTCACAATCTTCTCTTTTTTAAAATTGCTTGTGTTACTTCTGCTTCAGGTCTTACTAACTCCCATGTCAACATTTCCACCCTAACACTGTGCGCTGTTCCTAGGACACGGGGCATTGTATTCCGAATATATATCTGCCCTCCGTATTCACATTTTTGTCTGTTCCACCTTAACCAGTCAAGAGCAACCTCATGACGTTCAGATGGCGGTTGAATCGTTTCTAAGAGTCTCCATTCGCGTAAATCACAATCTAAGTTCGGATTTTTTGGATCGTAATCTACTAATTCGCGGATTGTTTGATCATTAACTCTATCAACGTCTGAAGTTTTGCATCCGAGTCTCGAGCTGTCTCGTTCATCTGTGCAAGCGATTGAGTTATTTGTTCTATCGCTTGTGCGTTCAACTTTCCCGTTGTGTCGGCTTCTTCAACTTTTACTTTAATCTCTGCGACTTCGTCAGCTGTTGCTGAAGCTTGAGCCTGCATAGATCCCCACGCTATTGCACCAGACACAATAGCCGCACCAATAGGCAACGCCCACGTTGGGATTTTAATACTGTTTCCATCGCTCATATCACACTCCTAAAAACTGGGGAATTAAAATACTTCCCACAATCAATATATACACACCCCAAATCATTCTTTCTAGTTTTTGAAACTTACTAGAACCCTCAGCTAAACGCTCTTCAATACGCTCATATCTTAAAGCGCATTCTCTTTCATGGGTTCTTATTTCGTTCAGAGCTATTTGTGCGTCTGAAACAGGAGTTGTTTTCTTCCTGGTTGTTTTAGAATTGCTTGTCGTCTTTTTTGCCGGCATTAATCAGACCTTTTGACAAACTTAATTGGATTAGCTGTAGCTCCTTCTTTTGCCTTACCAATGTTTAACGCTGCGATCTCAACGATCTTATATAGCCGTCCAATCAACGCATCATCTTTAGGTGTGGGAGTAAGGCTGCATATAATCGATGCTGCACACACAATACCCGTTACTACAGATACTATATTAAGAACAAAATCCATTATTTTTGCTCCGGAGTAACCGCTTCTAGTTGTTGCGCATACCAGT